TCAGGTACTGCAAATGTAGTTGCCATGATTAGATGTTGAAAGTGTTGAGTGGGAGGAAACCGCTGGGGGCGGTGTAGACGAAGGGTTGCTGGCCGAAGTTGACGCTGACAGTTGCAACGTTTACGAAACCGGAAAAGAATAAATTAGCTCGGTACGCATAAGAACCAGAATATACCGACGTATTGTTTTTATAGAAGGTAACCGTACCCGCTGTATCATAAGCGCAGGCAATTACATCTCCGGTAGTATAAGTTGCTACTGTAGTAACAAGAGAGCCGTTTACAAAAATACGGCCATCACTTATGTAGGAAGTTCCGTCTAAACCAGTTGACGCAAGTCCAAGATAAGGAGTGTTTGTTACAGAAGCTGGTGTATATTCACAATAAAACTTACCCGGGGCCAAAAGAGTAATGGTTGAATTCCACCAAGTATTACCGCTGGAGGTAGCTGTTAAGTTGCCATTGGACAGAGTTGCTTGTGCCCCAATTACGTTGCCCAGCGGGTTTATAACAGCATAGTTCGCCACCGTAGTCGAGGTCAGTGTCGGCACATCAGTCAGTGAGTCGTATGTGGACCCGGCAGTGAGGCTGATGTTGTTGGGTGTCCAGTTGTTGGCGTTGCCGCTGGAGTCTGCTGTAAGGACCGTGGGGTTCAGGAACGGGGATTGGACAGAGGTGACTACCGTGCCGGTGTTGGTGATCGTGAACGCATTCGTGCTGTTGTCTACGATGGTGGCGTTCTGTAGGGTCAGCAAGGATGTGTTGGTGATTGCGGTCAGCGCAGTGGTGGGCGGGATGAACGTCGTGCCGCTGGGGTAGAGGCAGGTGCCGTTGACTAGGCGGAAGTTGGAGATGTAACCTGTAACAAGTTGACCCGCAGCATATTCGCCGCCTTTGCCAACACCCAATAAACTTGCAGAATCTCTTACTGTAATTCCAGTAACGCTTACGGTTCCAGCTTGTACCCCGTTAATATATTGCCGGTTTGTATTTCCGTTTCTGACAAATGCAACGTGATACCAAGTATTAACAAGTATAGCGCCAGCAGCACTACTTGTGGTATATTGGGTAGCCGAACTTGCATCCAAAATTACAGAATTAAGTTGACCCGTTGAAAGCACCACCATGTAGTATGACCATACAGTGGCTGCGGCATTCATTTGAGCAGTAAATATTGGCTGACTTGCCAATGAGCTAAAGTTTATCCAGCACTCAATAGTGAAGTCATTAGTCCCCAACGTAAACGCAGCATTGTCAGGAACAGTAAGAGACTGACTTGACCCGTTAAAAGATCCAGCATAAGACGTTGCTGAAGTAGCACTGAACGGCAAATAGAACCCATTGGTCCCGTATGTCCCGGCGTACTTGATGGGGAGCCACTGGTTGTAGATGCTGGATGCGCCGAAGGCTGTGGGGGCTAGGGCTTGACCGTCTACGAAGTTGATCTCGGCCATTTCGCCGTCGAAGTAATTCGGAGAAGCGCCGTTGCTAACGTAATGCGCTGTACTTGCAGTGTTTATGTAGCCGTTTCTGTTTTGGACATAACCGCCAAGTGCGGTGCTAAACGATACGGCTTGGATAACGCCATTGATCCAAATAGACACTGCATTTGTGGATGACGCTTGTGTTGTATCATAACTAACTACAACATGATACCAAGCGGCGGGGTCACGATACACTGCCGTGGTTGCCCAAAATATATTGTATGAACCATTTAGATAGTCTTGCACATATAGTTGGTCAGCAAGAATTCTAACGCCAGTAAAGTTGCCGCTAGATGTTCCTATAAATAATTCCTGAGTGCTGCTACCCAAAACCCCACGCTTAACCCACCCACTCCATGTCCAAGTCTTCTGGTTGGTAGTGGTAGCAGGAGTCCTGTTCAAATACGCACTCGCAGAAGACCGGAAGCGCAGGGATTTGTTCAGGAAGTACCCCGTCACTGCACGGGTCAGGAAGGAGTTGAGTGCTGCAAACATTATGCGAACGCCTGGGCTGCGTTACCGTACCAAATTGAGTTGATGCACACGAAGCTGATGATGTCAGTGCCGGTGGTCGCTGTGGTGGTGATCGTCGGTGCCGTGCCACCTGGGTACTTGACGCCTGTAAATGTTGCTGTGCGCCCGCCAGTGCCGTCTTGGATCAGCTTGACAATGAAGCTGGTGCCGCTTGTGGCGGTGGGCATGGTGAAGGTGCAGTTGCCTGTCAGCGTGTAGCTCAGGACTGTTCCAGAGGCTAGGGCTAGGGTCACTGCGGTGCTGCTGTTTGCAATGGCCGGGGCAGTCTCAAGGTACGCTGTGACCGTGGGGTTGGTCAGTACCGGGGTCGTGATCGTCGGCGTAGTAGAGAAGACCAGATTCGTGCTGGTTGTCCCAGTGGCACCAGAGGCTGTGTAGCCCGTGATGTTGTTGAAGGATGTGATGCTGGCTGTGGTGGCGTTGGTGCCCCCGTTGGCGACCGCCAGGGTTCCTGCCAGGGTAACCGCACCAGACGTAGCAGAGGCCGGTGTGAGGCCCGTGGTGCCCCCAGCAAAGGTCGTTACGTTGGTCGTTGCACCGTTGCTTGCCAACAGCTTGACGGTGCCCCCGGCATTCTTGAAGTACAGCTTCTCGTCGGTGATGTTGAGTGCCAACTCACCCGCAACAAGGTTTCCCGCTGAAGGGGCTGCTGCTGCCGTGGTGCTGAAATACAGCGAAATTGGGGTAAAGCCTGTTGCTGCCATCGTAGTTCCTTAAAATGTGCCGCCTGAAATGCCGCCGGGGACTTTCATCAAACCTGTGCTATCAATCCGCATCCGCTCAGCACTACCCGCAGCAATAATCACAGTATCGCTAAGGCCAGCAGCCCCGGCAACTGATCCTATGATTGTGTTGCTGTTTCCTGTGGTTAGGTCGGTGCCTGCTTGAAACCCCAATACCGTATTAGTTGCCCCCGTATTAGCTGATAAAGCGCTAATCCCTACCGCAGTATTGTTATTGCCAGAAATATTTGACTGTAGTGCTTGCGTACCAACTGCTACGTTTTGAACACCAGTTGTGTTTGCTGTTAACGCAAGATACCCCAAAGCATTATTATAATAACCTGAAGTATCAACAGCTAGTGCGCCGTTTCCAATTGCTACGTTACCTGTGCCACTCAAACTCCCACTAGCCAATGCACTAACACCAACCGCAGTATTAGTAGCAACAGCGTTAGCCCCCAGCCCCACGGTCAGGCCTTGGATGACTGCGCCGCCAGTCAGGGTTGAGACGCCTGTTACACCAAGGGTTGTGCTGGCTGTGATCGCTGCGGCCCCTAGGGTGCCGGTGAAGGTGGGGGATGCCGAGAAGACTAGGTTGGTACTTGTGGTGCCCGTGGCACCAGAGGCCGTGTAGCCGGTGATGTTGTTGAATGAGGTAATGCTAGCGGTGGAAGTCCCTGTGCCTCCGTTAGCTACATCAACAGTACCTGTAATAGTATGATCCGCATTCCAGTTAGAAGGACGAACTACCGTAGAATCCGCGCCGTCGCCAATAAGACTTTCAAAAGCATGTTTTACCGTCGCGGCCATTTTGTATCCTTAAGCGATACGGATCAGAGCAGTGGAAGCAGCAGCGACCGGCATCTGGACAGTGAATGTACCTGCCGTAGAAACTTTATCAGCACCGAAGTCTAGGACTGCAATTGCTGCGTTGGATTGGCTGCTGTCGTAGATCAGCGCCCCACGAGCCGTGATAGTAGCGGTAGTCCAAGAAGAATCACTGAAGGTAAGCCATGCGGTAGTACCGCCAGAGCTAATGGCATTGCCAGTTAGCGTGTTCCCGCCAGCCGTGTACCCTGTACCAACAACTTCACCGGAGGTCGTGTAAATCGTGGTCGTTGCGTCCAGCGTAGCTGAGTTGGTGTACAGAGCAATCTTCATTGTGTCGGCCAACGGGGTGTATGTCCCCGTCAGAAAGCCAACCTTGGCTGAAGTGCAGAAAGCGTTCCCTGTAAAAGCCATGATAGTTCCTTAGATAACTTGAGTGCGGACTTGCCCGCTGCGATACGCATCCTGACGCAACTTACCGTCACCCAGGTTCTTGAGAAGAGTCAGCGACTGTTTATACGCATCAGCGTACAGCGCAACCATATCAGGCTCACCCTTCATAAACCGGATAGCTTCAACCATTACCGCGTTAAACAACGCAGAGTCAAAGTTGTCACCAAGCCAGGAAGTGCCCGCTGTCACAATGGAGACAGGGTAGTAGAAGTAATGAAGCTCTGCCGTCAGGCCAGCACTAGGTGTCGGGCCAAGGATAAAGGTAAGCTCTGCAAGGGTTGCACTATCCGGCCCAAACACAGCGTAGTACTTAGGTGTACCTGTTTCTGTAGGGATGGGGTACGCTTCCCGGATGAAGTTGACATCCTTGTTGAGAAGGTATGTGTACGCGCCCGTAGCATCAACTACAGCAAGACTGAAGACCGACAGGAAGTCTGTAGGGGCAGCAAGATACTGGAAGCTAGCCGTTAACACCCCCTGCACGTTCTTACGTAAGGAGGGCAACTGCACCGAGTTGTAAATCTTTTGCTCAGCCAACTCCGTCATAGTGGCGAAGTCAGTAGCAGTAAAAGTATTCTCGCAGTAATCTTCTACTGCGGCTTGCAATTCGGTGTAGTTCATGTTTTACGCCATTGGCCCACGGGACATCAGCCCTTTAGTAGCAGCGCCAGTGCCGCGCATTTTGATGCCAGTGGTCTTGGTAGGCTCATTGCCTGCCGACTTGCTAAGAGCACCCAAGGACACATCAAGGGTTTCAGCTTTACTGCGGTTTGGCCCCTTGCCAGGGTTAGTTTCCGCTGAGACTGCTTTGCCCGTCATGGTGTGAGGTTTAGCGTAGACCGCCGCACTCCCAACTTCCTTACCGCCCATCTTCTTACTAAACTTAGCCATGATTAGTCTCCTTGGTTCTTGGCGCGGGACATGTTGCGACCAAACTTCATGCGGTCGTCAGTAGTCGGGCCACCCTTCTTAAGCTTCAAAGAAGTGCCTTTACCGCCTCCGTGTTTCTGCGCATCGTGTTGCTTAAACGCCTTCTTGATCATGGACTTATCTTGAGCCATATCTGATTTCATGTCAGTTCCTTACGTTATGCTTACAGTGACAGTGCCGATTGATCCAACGGCAACGAGAGGGTTAGGGGTTAGCTCCGCAGTAAACAGCCTAGACCCACCAACCGGGTTCCACCCCCAATAAATAGCTCTGCTGCCTTCACCTAGGTAATTTGTAACCAGCAACCCAGAAGTAACATAGCTACGATCAGGCCGGGGGTTACGCAAAGCTTGAGGGTCATCGACCGGATACATTCCAAGAAGCAACTGCGGATGATCAGGTTCCCAACACTGCGGGCAAACCAAGATGTTTACGTTCTTGGTCTTGATCACCAACCCTTTGAGGTTCTTAAGCTTGAAACGGAACCCGCATCGGTCACACTCCGATATCGCCCGTTTACCCGCTGCAAACCTATTACCCATGATCAGCTAATGAACTGTTGCCGTGGCACGAACCGAACCGCAGCCTTCTCTCGATCCTCACCCGCCGCTAAATCCCATGCAGCATCATACTGCGTCTGAAGCATTTGCGCACGTTCTAGACCCCCAGGAACCTTCAAAGAAAGGTACGAGGCGAGCCCCGCAATCATGCAGGGGAGGAACCGGAAGGGCACATCCATCGTGTTCACACCGTTACCAGCATCTTCAATCCGGCGCAGCCGCCAGTACACGAACGTGTACGTCTGGGAGTTGTCAGGGGTGGGCCAAACGGTGATCGTCGGTGTGGGGGAGATTCGGTCAATGTAGACCTGAATGGGCCTAGCCTGGGTCAGCTTGTTGGGGATCGTAGCGTAGGTGGACACGCTGATCCGCGTGATGTTTAAATCCGCCTGCGTGGAAGCGTTACCTGCTCCGGTGCGGATAACATGCTCCAAGAGATCGACGGTATAGATTGGTAGGTCATACGTCGCTGTGCCCGGAACAAGAGTGATAGACCCTTGGTCAACAGTCCACAGATTGATACCACGATTAGCCCAGTCAGCAAACAGTAGGTTAAGGCTCCTACGAGCAGTACGAAGGTCATAGCCAGTACGCAGTTCCGCACCACAACGCTCAAACGCTTCCTCAACAATCTCGCTAAGGTCTAGGTTGAATACTTGGGTGCCTGATGTTGCCATTTAACACTTCCATGCCCTAAGGCTTTTGTTGATGCGGCTATCCGGGTCATTAGCTGTCTTTGAGCTAGTCAGTTTCTTCTTCATCCCAGACATTCGGGCACAGAATGACTTCTTGCGGGGGCCACCTTCTGGCTGCGGGGCTTTCAACCCAGGCTTACCAGGGTTTGCCCTATTGTAAGAGGCGCGTCCAGCAGCGTTCAAACCACCCGCCTCGGACTTACCTTCGGCTCTTTGCCAAGCTGGAGATTTAGCTTTAACCAATTTCCATCTCCGTAGCCGCTACAGCGCGGCAAAATTTAACAACATCCGCATGAGCAAACTCCGCTTTGCATACGTTGTACATATACACAACAAGTTGTACATTATCTTTTACGTAAGGCTTACTACTGTCAATTCGGTCAATAGATGGAACCCAAGGGTTTTTAGCGTGAACAGTGCTAGTTGTTTGCGACGTTAAATCAAATGGAATGCCAGTTACTTCGCAAAACCCAAACAATATTTTTTCTTCGATCCAAGTAGACCCAAAATCAGGGCAAGGCCAATGTTTTTCTTTTGCTCGTTTTTGGGCATTACCATAAAGACGTTGCGCCCTAAGTTTAACAGCATTGCTCGCATTCCAGCGAAGTTTTGCGCAGGGGTTGCATTCCCCTGCTTTACCAGACCCAAAATTAACTTCGTCTTTACTGCGCCCACATACGCCACATAACCCAACCCAATTAGGAAGTTTGTACGAACGTGCCGGTGTAGTAACCATTATCTAAACCCTGCTGTTTTCTTTGCTATGCGTTTGGGTTGGGCTACAAACTGCTTGCCTGCGGCTTTACCCATACGTTTTGCTTTGGTTGTAGCGGCATATTCAGCGGGGCTAAGCGCTTGTATTGCTTTCGCTGGCAAGTACCGTTCACCAGTTTCGGATGATGGCTTACCAGACTTGGTTTGCCACTTTTGGTCGCCCCAGTCCTTCAGCGATTTCTGCGGTGTTTTCACATCAATCCCTGTACCCACCACCCGAAGCTTTATATTTCTTTGCAACAAGCTGGGCTTTGCGGGCGCTCCATTGTCCAGCCCCTGTACCTTGAGTAGCTGCTGCCTTCACACTAGACACAATCTTTTTACGCAACTCAGGTTTAGTGTAGTTGCCTGCAGCGTTAACCGAGCCGCCTTCGGCAAACATCTCAAAATCAGTACTATCCCGACGTTTGGTCCGTTTGGCCCCCGGCATCTTGTCGGGGTTGATATCCCCCATACCTCGGCTAGCTCTCATAACTACCTCATCATTCCACGGGTCTTACCCCGCTGGGCACAACCATCAGCGCGACTAGAGACTGAACCGCCAGAAGCGTAAGCTTTGATGGCCCCGCCTTTTTTACGCGAATCAATTTGCATATCAGATTCCCTGGTTGCTTTACCCTTAGCAACACTCTTAAGAGCGGCTTCATAATCGGTCGTATCAGGACGCCGCTTAAGGCCACGTTCTTTGTTCAAAAAGTCCCGAAGGCTAAGGCCAGACTTGGCTAGTTCTGCTTTGCTGACAACCCGTCCTGGCATACCCTTCATGCTTCCCATAGCTTCCCTGGGACGGGGTTTGGACATTTCAATATCTGCTGCGGGAGTAGCAACGGGAGTAGCAACGGGAGTAGCAACGGGAGTAGCAACGGGAGTAGGCATCCCGTCCATTTTTCCCATTCCCTCACGAGGTCTTGGTGGGGCAGCAGGAGTACGGATGGTGGCTCCTGCCCCAGCACCATACTTATCAGAAGCCGCTGATCCAGGCGCATCTATGTTCCCTTCGAACAAACGACCTAGCCCGCCAAAGCTTGCTTGTTTGCCTTGAGCCAAGCCGGCAGCTTTATCTCCGGCCCTACCAGCAAGGACATCTGCAGCAGCTTTACGAGCTATTGCTCTATCAGGGGTATCAGTGCCTTCGCCTAACGCACCTTCAAAGTCTTTCATGTCAGCCCCTTAGCACTTGCCGCCACCGACCATTTTGATCTGCTTGGCCTTAGTCTTGCCTTTTTGGGCAACACCATCAGCAGCGCGAGTGAAGCCGCCAGCGGCGAACTTCATGGGCATTTTGGGCTTGCCCTTGCCTTTAGCTTCTTCGTCTTTCCCAGCTTTTTTAAACTGAGCGAATGGGTTAACACCTTTGGTAGCCATAGTATCACCGCCTTTAGCGAACTTGCGGCCTTTGTCAGCAGCGCTGAAGTCTTGGCCTACAGATTGAGGAACACCCACCTTCTTAGCGAAAGCAGGGGAATTAGCAATAGCCGCCATGAAGTTATGCTGCTTCTTGCTTGTGCTAGGCATTACTTGTCTGCCTTGTGGTCAAGTCTGTCAAAGATTTTACCTAGCATGTCTTTGATTTCCTTGAGGTCCGACCGGTAGTCGTCCCGCGTGACGTAAGTCTTTGGTAGCTCAACAGACAGTTTAGACAAGTCTTCTTTCAAATCCTTGACCGCTGTCCAAAGCTCACGAGCAAGCCACCCAAAGACAGCACTGGAAACGCCCAGTCCTACGTTAATAAGGTGCTGGGATTCCATGCTTTATCCGTAAACTACCGTGACACCTATTGGGACAACCGCTACTGCGGTGTACCAAACTCCGTTAGGGAAGAGAATACCTTCCCCCGGCAAGATGACGTTAGTAAGATTGGAGTTAGCGCCCGTGTCAATTTCCAGCAGGAGATTCCCGCCAGAAGCGTCAAGGAACTTAGCCGCTCCGGCCC